GTCATCGAGCATTACGCCACGGCCAGCTGTGGCGGCTTCCCGAAGGACATGCGGGAAAAGCTCGATGAGTCGATGAAAGTTCACGGCTTCCGCAACGGGCTTGATGACATCTTCGGCGAGCGGTTCTTCGAAGACCTGCTCGGCTGGGAGATGATCGACACCGGCGTCAAGCGGTCGCTGATGTGGCGGGCTTACCGGGACATGGTGGAGTTCCTTGAGGGCACCAGCGCCGAGACCTACGACAGTGATATCCCCGAGGGATATCACGGCAACGAGTGGGTGCCGAAGTGCGGTCAGCAGTGCTCGGGCAACGCGTGCGGGGTGTGCGACAGGCAGGATCTGGAGCTGCGCCGGGAGTACGCGCAGGCTGTCGACCGCGACCTGTCCCGCGAGCCGGTCCGGTCCATCGACCAGGCGACCGTGGCCCAGCGCGTCCGGCTGAAGGTGGAGCGGCCGGAGAAGTTCCGTTTCGTGTCCGGCACGTTCCTTGAGTACGCCATCCGCCGGGCCGGCTACCGGGCCCAGGCTGCCATGGCCGCGCTCGGCCGCCCCGTGCCGGACATGGCCGTGGAGTCGGTGAGCCTGGCGTCGTCCGGCACCTCCTACCGCGAGCGCAGTGCCGGGGTGGACTACGCCGAGTTCGGCCTGACCCGGGTGACCGACCACTTCGACATCGGCGAATACCTCGTCAAGATGGCGGTGCACCTGCACCCGCACCTGCACTGGAGCGGGAACTTCACGGTGCTCCCGGCCGCGGCGAAGCTGCCCGCGCGCCCGGTCAGCCTGTGGGAGCTTGAGGTGGACGGCGACCCCGCGGTCCTGGCGAAGCGGCTGAAGTGGTGGGACGAGGCCGACAGCGTGCCCGTGCTGATCCGCGCGGAGAGCTTCTATGCCGGCGCTACCACCGCCGAGGGCGACGCCCGGGACCACGTGGCTGATATCTGGCTTGCCCGCGACGGGCAGCGCACCGTGCTGCGCATGTACCTGAACGGGCGGCTCGGCCCCTACCAGGCGTACGCGGCACTGGCGGGAAAGGCCAGCTGGATCGAGGCGGCGCGCTACACCGCGCAGCGCCTGGAGTTCTTCAGTGGCGGCGGGCAGCCGTGCGAGGGGTGCGGGCTGCCGGTCCCCTCCTCCCTGCTCGACGTCCCGTGGAGCGAGCGGTTCTGCCCGCGCTGCGGCGACGAGGCCGAAGGAAAGATAATCGCGGCGCTCGCGGGCGCTGGCGTATTACAGGTATCCGCTCGCACCTGGAGGAACCTGTGGACGCTCCCTCTTACCGGAAGCCGACCCACGGCTACGGCCAGCCGTTCGGCACCAGCCCGGACACGTCCGAGGCCGACTGGGCTGGTGCCGGCTACGTCGACACGCCTGCCCCGGAGGTTCTGGAGCCCGTTGACCAGCCTGCTTGAGCCGCTGGCTGAGGAGAGCACCGGCTGCATCTACTGCGGTGGCATCGCCGAGCCCGAGCAGGACGGCGACGTCGTGTACTTCGTGTGCCGGTCCTGTGAGGGGGAGTTCGGCCACCACAAGGCCGGGCGCGGCACGTTCTGCGCAGCGGGCCTGCCCGTCGCCGTGCCGGAGCCCGAGCCGGTGCTCATCGCCACCACCATCACCGTGAGGAGACCTGAATGAGCGAGCCTCTGGCGCTGCGGTACCGGCCGGCCAGGTTCGGCGACGTCGCCGGGCAGAAGCCCGCCGTGGCGCTGCTGTACCTGATGTGCAAGCGGGGGACCGTCCCCGGCGGAATGCTCTTCTACGGCAAGCACGGCTCGGGCAAGACCACCATGGCCCGGATTGTGGCCAAGGCGCTCAACTGCGAGGCCGAGCCCGGTAAGGCGGCGGAGTGGCCGTGCGGCACCTGCGCGAGCTGCGCGGCGGTCGACAACGACACCAGCCCCGACGTGGAGGAGCTGGACGCGGCCAGCAACGGTACGGTGGCGGAGATCCGCGCCATCCGCGAGCGGGCCTACTACGGCTCGGCCGGCGGCAAGTCCAAGGTCTACATCGTGGACGAGGCGCACGGCCTGTCCGGCCCTGGGTTCGAGTCCCTTCTGAAGATCCTTGAAGAGCCGCCGCCGGGCGTGGTGTTCATCCTGGTTACCACTCAGCCTGAGTCGGTGCCCAGGACGGTGCGCAGCCGGTGCAGCCCGTTCCGGTTCGACCCGCTGACGGTGCCCGTCATCCGCGACCGGCTGGTGCACATCTGCCAGGCCGAGGGGTTCGGGGTCGAGCCCGCCCTGCTGACCGCCATCGCCGAGGCGAGCGGCGGCGCGCTGCGCGACGCCGTGGTCAGGCTCGACCAGGTGGCATCGGTCGGCATCGGCTCGCTGGCGATGTGGCGCGAGCTGACCGGGGAGACCGACTTCGCGCCCGCCCTGCTGACCGCCGCGGCCGACGGCAACCACGCCGCCATGTACGGCTCGATGGCCCGCGCCCTGGCCGCCTACGGCGACCCGGGGCACGTGGTCCGCGAGATGGTCAGCTGCCTGGCGGAGATGCTGGTGCTGTCGTGCGGCGGCGAGGTGACCTCGCAGGGCGAGGCCCTGGACGCGCGCCGCGAGCTGGTCTCCCGGCTGGGCGCGTACCGCGTGCAGGCGGCCATGGCGGTGCTGTGGGACCTGCACGCCCGGGTCCGGGTCGATGACCGCGAGACAGCTCTCAAGCTCGCCCTGGCCATGGTCGCCAGGAGGCTCGCCCCGCGCGAGCAGGCCGCGCCGATCGTGGCGGGCGGGGGTGAAATGGCCTCCGCTGACTTCATGAGAGAGGCGCTGGGGTCCGTATGAGCACTGGCTGGGAAGGCCGCCACCCGTCTGTCGCCGAGAAGTGCCGTTGGCTTGAGCCGAATCCCGGTCTTCCGGAGGGCACGCCCGCTATGGTGGCTGCCGTGTTCAGGGAGACGCGGGACCGGCTGCTGGAGCTGACCGGCGACGGTCCTCAGCTCACCTTGGGGTTGCAGCACCTTGTCGACGCCAAGGACTGCATCGTCCGCCAGGCCATCGCGGACAACGGGTGAGCCTGGCGGTCATGGTCCCCACACGGGGACGGCCGGGGAACGCAGTGCGGCTGGCGAAGGCTGTCCGCGAGCTGTCCGGGCGCGAGATGGACGCCCTGTACTTCCTCTGCGACCCGGATGAGCCGCGCTGGGCGGACTACTGCGCGCAGCTGGGCGAGGCCGCCCCCTGGGCGTTCCTGATGAAGACGACGGCCAGCCCTCAGCGCATCGGCCCCATCCTCAACAGGATTGCCCCCGGGCTGGCCAGGCGGTACACGTACGTCGCTTTCATGGGCGACGACCACCTGCCGCGTACCGCACGGTGGGACGAGGAGCTGGTCAAGGCACTGGACGGCAGGCCCGGTGTCGCCTACGGCAACGACCTGTGGCAGGGAGCTAACCTGCCGACCATGGCCCTCGTCTCGGCCGAGCTGGTGCTGGGCCTGGGGTTCTTCGTCCCGCCGCCCCTGGAGCACCTTTACCTCGATGACTTTTGGAAGATGCTCGGGCTGAGCGTCGGCAACCTGGCCTACCGGGACGACGTGGTTATCGAGCACCTTCACCCTATGGCTGGCAAGGCGGCTGACGACCCGACCTACCAGGCGGCCAACTCCGGCGAGCAGAAGCGCCGCGACGGCGAGGAGTTCGCCCGGTACCGCAACCTCCGGTGGGAGACCGACCTGCGCAGGCTGAAGGAGTACCTGGGTGGCTGAGTGGCGTCTGTTCCCCGAGGACACCGTGCCGCACGTGTCCACGCTCGCGTTCCACGAGCACCGCGAGCGCGCGCCGCACCTGGACCAGCCCGCGCACTGGCCGCGGCTTCACGTGGCGGGCCGGTTCATCCGCGAGGCAGCCGGGGAGCTGGGCACGTGGTCGGACCTCGGCTGCGGCGACGGCGGCCTGCTGTCGGTCACCCAGGATGCGTTCCGGCGGGCCTGGGGATATGATTTCCAGCCGTCTAACGCGGCTGGGTGGCCAGAGCGGCACGTCACCGCTTACCAGCTGGACGTGTTCGACCCGGCTAATCGCTCGCAGGTGAAGCTCGGCCGCGTTGTGTCCTGCACAGAGGTGCTGGAGCACCTGGCCGACCCGCACGGCGTCCTGGCCTGGCTGCACGACTCTCCCGTTACCGAGAACCTGGTGTGCTCAAGCCCGGTTAACGAGAGTGACGCCTCGCACGACGAGTGCCATGCCTGGGCTTGGGACTTCGACGGCTACGCGGCGCTGGTCACCGGGGCCGGGTGGGACATCTGGCAGCACGAGGTCATCGGCACTTTCCAGGTCATATGGGCGGTCAAGTGAGGACAGCCCTGGTCACCGGCAGCTCGGGATTCGTCGGCCGCCACTTCGCCCGGTACCTGGAGGCCAGGGGCTGGTGCCTGTGGCTGCAGGACATCGTGAACGGCCACGACAGCCGGGAGTTCTTCCACGGCAGCGACGCGCCGTACTTCGACCTGGTGGTGCACTGCGCCGCGGTGGTCGGAGGGCGCAGGCTGATTGACGGGGTGCCGATGGCGCTGGCGGCCAACCTCGAACTTGACGCGGCCATGTTCCAGTGGGCGCTGGTGAACCGCCCCGGCCGGGTGCTGTACTTCAGCAGCTCGGCCGTGTACCCGACATGGCTGCAAGTAGGCAAGCCGGCAACGACTCTGCGTGAGTACATGGTCCGGGGCGACCTGGACCATGTGCAGGTCGGCGTCCCCGACCAGCTCTACGGCTGGGCCAAGCTCACCGGGGAGAACCTGGCCCACCGCGCCCGCGCCGAGGGGTTGCGCGTCAGCGTGGTGCGCCCTTTCTCCGGCTACGGCTCCGGCCAGGACGCCAGCTACCCGTTCCCCGCTTTCATCGACCGGGCGCTGCGGCGCGAGGACCCCTTTACCATTTGGGGCGACGGTTCCCAGGTGCGCGACTTCATCCACGTCGATGACATCGTGCGGGCCTGTGCGGTCATGTGGGAGCAGGGCATTGACGGCCCGGTGAACCTGGGCACCGGCCGCGCCGTCACCATGACGGAGCTGGCCCGGATGGTCTGCCGGCAGGCGCACTACGAGCCGGAGTTCAAGTTCGACCTGAGCGCGCCGCGGGGCGTCTCCTACCGGGTCGCCGACAACGCCCTGATGCGGGAGTTCTGCGAGCCCGAGATCACCCTGGAGCAGGGGGTCGCGCAGGCCCTCGCCTGGAGAAAGGGGTAGCGCCTGCCGTGAGGGTTTTCGACGCTTTCCTCTTCAATGATGAACTTGACATGCTTCAGTGCCGCCTGGAGGAGCTGGACGGCAAGGTGGACCGGCATGTGCTGGTGGAGGCACCGCTCGACCACCAGGGCAACCCCAAGCCGCTGCATTACGCCGACAACAAAAAGCGGTTTGACCCGTGGCTGGACCGGATCACCCACGTTGTTGCCCGCGTGCCGGGCCGGGAGGAAGACCCGAACCCGTGGTCCCGTGAGTTCGCGATGCGCCAGGCGGTATGGGCGGGCCTGGACGAGGCCGAGCCCGAAGACCTGGTGCTGGTCTGCGACGTGGACGAGATTCCCTCGGACAGGGCGGTTTCAATGAAACCGGACGGCCTGGTCGCCATGGGGATGCGGCTGGCCATGTTCGCGGTCG